AGGTTGGGAAGACGAAGGCTCTCGGTGTCGAGTTCTGTGTCATCGATCTGAGCGTCCGCCTCTACCATCTTTCTAAGTTCAGTAAGTTCCATAATGTAATCCTTTTTCCCTTTTCTCTCGTTGACACTCGTACTATAAAGGGATGTTGAGTCGAGTCAAGAAGAAATCAGCAGGAATCAACAAATTCGTAATAATCAAAGGAAAAAGTCATATCAGCCACAAGGGGATTCATGTCAGTGATACTTGAGTCAAAATCTAATCCAGAGATTTGCACAGGTAAAAGGTTGTGAAAACGAATCTCTCGTTTGGGCAGCATGGCACTATTAAGAATATGCAATGACCCATCCGAGAAATGATTCTTGATATTTGAATCAAAATTCTTATGATTTTTGATGAGATAAATTGTTTGCATCCAGTCATACAACTCACGATAGTTTGCCATATTTTCATCAACCAAAAATGAAACAGAAAGTTGACCAAAGGTTGCTTTTGTATTTGGATGATTCGCATTGACAAATCTGTTTGGCTGAACCTGTGAACCGTCAGTTCCAAAAGGTGGGAGTGTGAGTCTTTGAACAAAATACACAAACTTTGGTAGTTTAAAAATATTAAATCTAAAGAAGTTTGGATACAAATAGTTTACATTATCTGGTTGTCTTCCAATAGCACCCGGAGGATTACCAATCTGAAATCCTTTGGTGAGTCCGGGTAAAATATCATTATCAGTGTCAATGGAACTAAACCCACCCGTAATACTTTTTGTTCCGGGTGATGTATAGTTGTTGATCGTTTTATGTAAATCCATAAACGGATTATTTGGATCAGTCATCAATGTATTTAGGTAAAAGATAAGGGAGCCTTTCGACTCCCCTATCTTGCGTATTCAATTTTTATTCAGAATCAGGATGTAGAGACATCAGTACCGTGAAGGTTCAAGACACGGAAGATTCTAAAGTATTGGTTAGCACGAGCGGCAGCAGAGCCGTGAGGATCGGAACGATCCGGAGTGTCACCGCCGCCTGAAACGAAGGGGTTATTGACAAGACCATAGCGAGTCTTGAAGCCGATCTTCGGTTGGAAGGTTGTTTCCGAAACTGCACGAACCATTTGCAGCGGAACGTATGGGCAGTAGAACATACCAGCATCGTATGGGCTGGAACCTCTGTAGCCAACACAAACGTAGTCGGAACCAGAGACAGAGTAAGGATCAATGTAGACCTTAATCTTGCCATTAAGAGTACCGGCGAATGTGTTTCCTGTGTCATCAACGGTGAGGTTAATGTCAGGTGTTGGGGTCAAGTTCAAGAAGCCAGACATCGAGAGAGCCGAAGCAACGTCGGAGGTGCAGATAATAAAGTTACCTTTACCACGACGAGTTTCCTTAGCAATCACGTTGCATTCACGGTCGATTTGGAACATCAGACCACGGAACTTCTCAGCAGACCAACGACCATCGGAGTCGTTTTCGATATCGTAGATACCGCCAAGACCTTGTTGCGCACCAACACCAGAACCACCCATGAATGGACTGTCAGGAGCGGTGAATTTCAGACCAAACTGTTGACATCCGAGTTTAGCATTGTTGTAAATGGTTCGGATGACTTCGCGGTTGATTTCAGCAAGAATCTCAGAGGAGAGAATGTTTGCCAATTCAACTTCAGCGTCAAGACCGTGAACAGCCTTGAGGTCTTGTGCGAGTTCAGAGGTGTATTCAGCCTTCAACGCACGAGTCTTAGCAACGACAGATTGACGGTCGATGACGAAGCCCATTTCGTTGAACGTGCTGTTTTCAAGAATCGCAGTTGTAACACCGGGATTTGTTGCAAAGGTGCTTTGTGCGCCACCAGCGGTGAAACCACCACCGGAAGTACCAGCACCACCGAGATCACCCAGAGGGTCACCAGTTCCGCCAAAGCCGGGGAAACCAGCACCAGCAGTGGAACCGTCACCACCAGAGGTTCCAGAGAACTTAGTAGCAGCCTCATTAAAGAGTGCTTCTGCACCACCCAGAGGGAAGATATCAGAGTCGGTGGTTCTTGGGACATACTTGGACTTCATTGCAAAGATCAAACCTGTAGGACCAGACATAGGCTGGACACCACAGATATCGTATGCAATCAAGTTAGGCATTGAGCGACGAACGAGCGAGATGAGAACGGGATCGAACGCACCAACGCTGGAGAATGCACCATCGGTATTGATGAAGTCACGACCTTGTGCGCCGTTGGGAACGGGAGCAAGGTTCGCTTCTTCACGAAGTGCTTTCTCTTGGTTTTCAAGCAAGATTGCCGTAACATTTCTACGGTAATCATCTTGAATGGGAGCCATTCCTTCGCAATTCAGAACTGGTCCCCACTTATCTTTCAGATTTTCAACAAGCATTTGTTCCATTAGAATCTCCTTCTTGGTTTATGAAACTTTGTTCTTATCGACCGAATTAATTCTGTTCAACATGTTTGTGTATGCAGACATAGAGGGTGACAATTCAACCGATTCATTTAACGCATCTTCTTCGGGGGTGGCATATTCCTCAACGAGAGGGGTTGGCACTTCAGTTTGAGTCTCCTCGTACTGATTAAAGAAGTTTTCTTTAAGTGTGGTAATTTTATCTTGGAATTCCGAAGCGGAGTCGAAGTCAACTTTTTCAGAGAGTTGACGGAATCGTGCCTCTTCGGAAACCGTTAAGTCTTTGGAAGCATCTTGATAGATGGATTCGCATTGTGCTTTGACCAAACCTTTTGACAACTCAACATTCTTTTCAATAGACTCATTGAGTTTGTCCTCAAGGGTTTCAATCTTATCATTAAGATTTTCAACAAGGTCAAGTGATTCTTCCGGCATTGTGACATAGTGAGTTTCAAAAAGTTCTTTCAAACCAACCATGAATGACTCAGTGACAGAGCCACGAATACCAGTATCGATTGCAACTTCATTTTCCTTCATCCACTCTTCAGTGACGTAGGAAAGGTACTCGTCAAGTTTAAGAGCAAGATGCTCTTTTTCTGCTTCAAGTTTTTCTTGGAATTCAGAGTAAAGTTCATCTCTAATTGCATCGACTTGATTTTCGATTGCCGTTTCAAACACTGCTTGGGCAGACATTTTGAAATCATCAGAGAAATCTTCAGAGGAGAATAACTCTTGGAAAGCCTCAATGGATTCCATAGCAGGTTTCTTTTTCTGTCCGGGTGTCATCATCATGCCAGACTCTTCCTCTTCGGATTTAGCCTTTTTAAACTTCATGGTTTGACCGGGAGTTGCGACTTCACTTTCGTCGTAGTATTCTTCCTCATCTTTATACATCTCACCCTCAACTTCGGTTTTGCCACCGGGCTTGACAGGTTTTGCAATTTTGGGTGTAACACCATCGGCAGATTTTGAACCTTCTCCATCGGCAGACATTTCAACGTCTGTGTCATCTCCACCAGAGGCGAGTTTGCTCTTCTTCATTTTCAGCATATCAGCCTCTTGAAGATCCGAGTTTTCGAGAATTTCCTTCGCAGTTTCTAAAGCGTTTTTAAGACTCATTGTTGTCTCCTTAGTCTTTTTTATTTATCTTTCATTATTTTTGAGAGGAAATCCGCGAAAGCATACAACTTTGCTTCCTCAAGATCCGACTTAGACGCACGACGGATATGCTTTTGATGTGCCTCAACGGTTTTCGCAGTAAGAAGACCATTTTCCCACACCCATTCTTTACCTTCCATAATCCCCTGAACAAAAGCATCAGGAGCAGATGGATCGGCTACAATATCAACGGCTGCGAGATTGAAGTCATCTTGAACCTCATTAATGCCATTTTTTTGCTTGAGTGACCCCATGCCTCTAGAGGAAACCCCAATTCGTACACCTTCTTTCACAAGGTCTTTGACGATCTTACCGTAAGGTGTATCAAGAATTTTTGCTTTACCGTAGATGTCGTTACCGTCAACACGAAGTTCTTTAATTAAGTGCGAAACTCTTTCAAGATTCAACTGTGGTCCCTCTGGGTGTCCGAGTTCACCCATCGCACGACCAGTTTTGACATACTCATTATTGTATCGTGTTACCTCATTCATCAATGTTTTCTTTGGGTACACTCGACCATTACGGTTCTTTTGCTCCGCTTGCATGAAGATACCATCAATATGATATTGCTTCTCACCGTTTACTTCTTCGGTGACAAGATTAACATTATCATTGACTTCTGTAATCAGTAACATGGTTTATCCTTATGGTTTGTTCATTGTCGATGCTTTCGGAACATTTCCGTGCTTTCTCTTGTCTTGATTTTTGATAGCCAACTTTTCACGCTTGAGTGCTGCTCGTTCTTGACGACTCATGCGAGGGTTGCCGGAGGCATCAAACATTCCCAAGTGTTGTCGCCTACGTTCAATGTCCTCTTCAACTTCTTCATGCTCTTCTTTCTTCATTGTCGATGCTTTCGGAACATTTCCGTGCTTCCGCTTGTCCTGATTCTTAATCGCCAACTTTTCACGCTTAAGTGCTGCTCGTTCTTGACGACTCATACGAGGGTTACCGGAAGCGTCAAACATTCCCAAGTGTTGTCGCCTACGTTCAATATCCTCGGCAACTTCTTCATCATGTTCTTCTTCACTTTCATTTCGAGGAAGACGTTTTCCAATTCGTCCTAATTTTCTTTTTGCCTTTTTCATGGCATCTCTGTACGCGGAAGTTCCGGGAACTAGGGTTTCATCAATTTCTTCAGATTCCTCTTCTTCCTCATACATCTCTTCTTCTTTTTTACCCTTGAAGTTTTTATCAACATAATTGAAGAACTCTTTTTTATCTTCTTCAGACTTCAGATCACCGGGAGAAGAGATACCAAATTTTTTCATGGCTTTCTTAAAGAAAGTATCATAATCGGTGTCCGCCTCACTAATATTTTGTCCCAATTCAAGGGCAACAATGTCTCTTCTTTCGATGAGGGCATCAGATACTTTTGAATTCATTGTGGACTCAAGCATTTCTTGTGCATCATTCAGTTTTCTATCAGAAATTGAATTGATAATTGCTTGACAAACTTCTAAATTATAATCGGTCATAAGATATCCCTTTTGATCCTTTCTTGAAAATAGTGCAGCATATCAGAGGCAGATTCCTGTGACTTACTGAGTTTATCCTCAAAGTTATCCTTATTCTTTTTATTTAGCCGAGAGTGGATTTCAAGCAGGTCACTGACCTCAGAATAATCCAAAAAACTCACGCTTGCATCCTCATGGACGAGTACGATACCATTCTCATCCGAATTTTTTAAGGACTCCACCGTGGCTTCCATACCCTCAAACTCTTCCTGCATTTCAGCCTCTTTAGCGAGTCTTTTTTGTTGCTTTGCTTGTAATTTTAAAATTTTCTTAGTCTCACGCTCTGCTTGTTCGGGTGTCATAAATGTGTCTAGTTTTTGTGGACCCTTACCATCATCAACATAAACAACGACCGGAGCAGAAACTCCCGAACCTACTTTTTTAAGAGTAACAATTTTATCCTTATATGGGAAAGTTCTTAAAAATAACTCTCCTTTCGGACGCATCGCGTCTGCTTGAGTATCAATTAACTCAAGATTTTTTTGAGCCAATGCAAGATCAATTTCTCCCATTTCGGCTTCCATTTCTTCTTGCTCTGGTGTCAACTCTTGAGGTTCAGCGGCTTCTTCTTTCAACTGAACTTTTCTTTGATTAATTTGTGAGTGGGCTTTTTCTGCCATGATTGATGTAAGATATGATTTCACAATATCTCTATTGTCCTCGCCAAGTAAATCAAAGATAAGTTTTGAATCTGACACTAGAACCCCTCTCTTGATTTGTCAGGCAACAAACCATTTTCTCTTTCAGTAGAAATTTGTTTGTCCATAGTAATTATATCAACCTCACTTTGTCGAAGAATGTTTCTGCGAACCCATTCTCTTGAGTAATAATCACCAATATGATCATTGATCTCTCTCAAAACATCAAGACGTTCTTTAAGAATTTCATATTCTTTGCTCTCTGTAAAATACGAATCTGAAACATATTCAAATCTTAAATCTTGTTGAAGATTGTACCACTCAGTTTCTTTAATGATTCCCTTAAGAATACATTGTGCGCGGAGAGCGTTAAGGAAGAGAAGATTAAATTTGTTTCTTAGCCTACTGATAAACTTTTGAAAGTTAAGTTCATCACGACTAATTTCAGAGGCACGACCCATGTTGAACCCAGTATCAGACTCCAAGCGAGACAGTGGAATATTTAAAGACTTGTATAATTTTTTCTCAAAATACAGGACATCTTCCATTTCACCCAAGTTTTCACCACCCGGTAGTGATGAAACTTCTGTGCCTTTACCACCTTCACGACGAGGGAACCAGTAGTCCTCTAACATGTTCATAAACTTACGATCATCTCTGAGTTCACCTGTGTTTGCATCATACACAAGTTTGTTACGATAACGATTCATAAGACCTTGAACATATTGCTCGGCTTTATTTTTAGGAAGAGAACCGACATCAACGTAAAAGATTCTTCGTTCAGGCGCACGAGAAAGTCGATAGATCACGGTGGCATCTTCGACCATTCTTAATTGATTCAACGGTTTAATTGCTTTTTGAAGATATGAAATGGCTCTTGTTCTTGACGGATCAAACAATCCAGATGGAAAATAATTGATAGCCTCTGGAGCAATTTCAATCGCTGAGGAGTCAGTTGGTTTTTCCCTAAAGATATAAACCTCTTTGACACCTTTAATTTTTTTAGCACCCGTGATCTTATCAGTTTCTTTTTCAACCTTTGCGATCTTTTTAATTTTTGCCGCATCAACAGGACGCATTTCGATAATACCCTTTTTGGGATTGGTCTTATCAACGATCATGTGATAATAACCCTTACCGTCAATGTACCATCTTCTAAAAATCTCAAACCCTTTATTGTTGAAGTCAAGGAGTTTTAGAATTGCAGCAAACTCTTTTTCGATTTTTCTACGAACTGTATCGGGAGTAGTTTTATTGTTGATGTTCACCGAGACTGGATATCTTTCACTCTCGCTGTTTACAATCGCTTCATTGCAAACATCTTCAACGGCTTGCTCCACTTCTGGGTGCATAGCCATTTCTCTATACTTTGCAATAAACTGAGACTCGGAGCGAAGCCCACCGTCTAGGTCGATACCTACACCAAAATACCCACCAGCATCAATTGGAAGGGCATCGTCGAGATCAGGGGTTACGAAAGATGATGCCTTCTTCTCAATTGGTTGTTGAGTTGCTAACGCTTCTTTTTTCGCTCTCCCTATTGAAATACCAAATAATTCAACAGGCATAATAATTTATCCTTTATTACTCTGTGGCAGGAGTTAAGGCTCCGGGGACACCAATAGAAGTATTACCACCAGTAGACACACCAGATGTTAAGAAGTAAGAATACGAGAGAGTCACTGCAAACTGTGACAAATCTTCATCAGCAGCAGACAGATCAACAGAACTTACGTTCGATGGATAGCAATACTTAAACTGATAAGACTTGATTGCTTTACCACTTCGGTCCAATTGATCAACATACCAGTCTGTGAAGAATGCAGATGAAAGATTGGTAACGGCATCTTGCACTTGCTCTACGTTGTCTCTAGTGCCATTGATGGAATCAAGCCACTGTTCAAACTTATTTCTAAGAACCATACCTCTGTCTGAAAGAATAGTGATAGTCCAATCTTCAAACACTCTTGAGGTAGGAATCTTAATAGTTCTTCCACGATAAGGTGCGATTGTTTGACCAATCGTTGAAGCCGGTAACTGGGCAGCCGTGCATAAGAATGAAACTGCGTTGTCAGCACCTTGATTACCAATAAAACCATTCACTCTAAAGAGGGCGTTTCGTACGCCGCCACCAACTGCGTCTTTGAATGAGTCAATGTTCATGTATTATCTCCTAGAGTTATGTATATCAGACTACCCCAGCGATTTCGTCAAAGTTAACACCTGTACGAGTCGCAATGAAGTTAAGTGTAATAAAGTTAATTGAACGGTTAGGCTTGATAAAGATATCAGCAACGAATTCATTTCTATCAATGACCTCTGCGGTGTTGTTACTCTCGTCACAAACAACCTTGAAATCAATCACACCACGGCGGCTTTGAACATCAAGCAAGAATGGCTCGATAAGGTTCTTGAACTGCGCTCTGGTAAATGAATCGTTGAATTCAAAGAGGCTGAACTTAGCCGCTGTGGCAATCGCTTTCTCAAGAACAATGAACAACCTACGAACATTGATTCTATCAAACGCACTTGGCTTCGAGAGCAAAGTCTTGTCGCCAAACAGAAGTGTGCCTTGTCCGGGGAAAGAAACAACAGGATTGATTCCATTAATATAGAGATCATCTCGTTGTGCTTTCTTGGGGTTCAAGGCAAGTTTAACAATATCTCGAACTTGTCCACGGTTGAATCCAGCGGGAGAGAACCATGTTTCGGTTGCGACATCGGATCGCACTGCGATACCTGCGATATCACCGTTCAAAGGAACGTATCGGAAGACATCATTGAATCTATCAAACTGATACTTGTAGCCAGAGTCAAGAACTGCGTAAGATGAAGAAATATTCAAGTTATTTGTTGAATAGTTTTCAGAGCCACCATTTGGTCCTGCATCTTCACCTCTTCGATAAGCAACGATATTTGCAGTTTGAACTTTAGCATCTCTTGGAGCATCCGTAGATGTAAGAAGTGCTGTTTTTGGTGGAGAAAGGAACGTAATACAATCTTTTCTCTTATCACAAATATCAACAATGCTTCTGGCTTGGGTATCAGTATTATCGCCACCCAAGAGAATCGAAACATCAACAGTTTCCGAATCCTCAAAAAGTTCGTAACCATTTGTGATGAAATCGTTCCCTGCTGGTTTATCAGCACGACCCCCTGCAAGAGAAGCATAGAAGTTTCTGTTCAAACGAACGTATCTTCCGTCAGTGATCGTTGAAGAAGCATTTGTTCCCCAAGGTGCGCCACCTGCTTGACCCTCATCATCATCAACGTGATCTCCCCACCAAATATGTTGTGAAGTTTCATTGATAATTGTTGGGTAGAAAAGTGATCTACCAAGATCATCTTTGGCATTTTGAGCAACAGAAAGACCATCAAAGGTTTCCAAAACAGTTTCTTTTGTGCCAGTGAAGAATCCGTCTTCATCAACAACCGCAATATTTACAAGGTCAAACGAGCATCCAGCCGCAACTGCGGTTGACGAAGTATCAGGGAGGACAGTTTGGAAATTATCTGCGTATCGCCATCGAACAAATCCAGATGTAATACCTGCTTGACCACTTTGAGTTGTTCCAACTGAGATCGTTCCGATGATATCCATGACAGACGTAGATGGGATTTCAGTAGATCCTCTAAACCCAGCAAAAGTATTTCCAAGAGAGATACCTTTTACAAGATTTTCACTGTCAAGAGACACACCAGTAATTGTTGCGTAACTTACGGTGACACCAGCGGCGAGTGTAGGACCACCAAGAAGTCTAACTCGCTGAGAACCATCAGTATGCACGGCTGATCTTGCAAGAGCAGTGTCCAGCACCAGAAGTTGTGGAACATCTGATGCGATGTGCGCACCATTAGAGAATCCGGTTCCAGTTCCGAATGTCACATCCAGATTGCTTACACCAGCGGTGAATCCAGTAATTGTTCTACTGCCAGTTCCGACTCGAAGTAAATCTTCATTTACAACTGGTGATCCAGTGCCTCCAGCAACGTCTTGAACAAAGAAAGTTTTATCAGCGGCTTCTGGTCCCGGCACATCATTACCGAGTGTAAATCCATCAGTCTCACCAGCAGGAATTGTAAAATTATCATTGATAAGTCGAATTCCAAATTCATTTCTGTTTGAAACAGAGACTTTCAATGAGTTGCCATAAAGTTTGGTTTGATCAACTGTGGAGCCACCAGCGTACTTAGCCACATAGTTATTACCACTAAGCGAGGCGGGTGCAATACCATCGGTGCTTGCGTATGTTTCATAATCATCTTCATTTTTAACTAAAAATCCCACACCATTTGTAGATGCATTTTTCGATGTAGTCTCATCAACAACGCGAACAAGTTTAAGATTACCACCATAACCCAAGAAGTTAGCAGCGGTGAACCAAGTGTCAGCGTTCAGATTTGATGGGTCTTTAAAGACCCGACGAAGATCATTGACGTTATTTACTGTAATTCTTTGTCCAATGGGACCGTACTCAAAGAAACCAGCGAAACCAGTCGCCGTTGTAGAAACAGCGGGAACAATGGTTGTCAGATCGATTTCTTTTACTTCAACACCGGGGCTGACTTGAAATGCCATAGATGATTCTCCTTGATACTAATTTATCTATCAAATGCCGACATTAGAGAACCCATCGTTCTCATCGATCACTTTCCATGTAGTTCCCTCGTCATCAGTGAACTCTAAATCAAGACCGACATCCATAAAACCAAAAGGTGTTAATTCCTCTTCCATCTTTTCAATTTTTTCACGGTAGAGTTTATCTCGAATATTTATGTCAGTTAAATCTTTAAAATACGGTTGCGTTGATGTCCAAGCAAAGAGAATAAGTGTTGAAACTAAGTCATCGTGGTGTCCGGTTTCTGCCTCGTATGATCCTTTTTTAGCGACAAACGCCGAGAGTTCATTGATAATATCGTAATCCTCGATCAAAAGTTTGTCCTGCTCGATCATCTCTTTGAGCATCGTGCATCCGACACGCTTGACCTTGGGACTCATGCGAACACCCTGCTGGACCTGATAGTTGCCGAAGCCACCATCCATGACTTGACCTTTTCGCCCACGCACTGTGGTGACCAATAGATTTTCATATTCCATCTCATTGTGCATAATATCAACAATCTCTTGACCAATATCGTTTACTTCTGTTA